ACTTCAGCGCGGGCAGATAGGGCATACCAGGTCTTCACGCCGCAGCGGGCGTGTCAAAATTTCAGACGGTGCCTTGGCTTGGGAAAACCTCGCCAACCTCGAGGCCGAGTTGATCGCACTTCGCTTTGCGGCGCAGGTAGGTTTGCAGGATGTCGTCCTCCTCGGCTTCGGCATCGAGGCCGTGGAGGTTGCAGTAGCGCTCCCACGACATGTAGCCCTTATCCATCAAGTCGCTGTACAGGCGGCCATCGCGTCCGTTGTCGACAGTGATTTTCTTCGGCGGGATGAACTCACACCTCCACCAATCGTCGCCGGGGTATGGTAGGCGACCGGCTTGGATTTCCTGATAGATCCAGAATTTCCAAAACGGACGGCAGAATTGGTCGACCAGCATTTGTTGCAGACGCTCGAGGAAGTTTTGCGCGACTTCGAGCAGACCGCGGAACTCGGTGCCGGATGCGCCGACAAAAATCATGAGCGCTTCGGGTGGCAGGCCGATGCCGCGCGCGACTTCTGAAATCACATAACGCACGAATGGTTCGAAGCTCTGGCCGGGATGTTCGTTTTTGAAACTCTGGATCGACTCGCCCGGCTTGAGCTTGGGGATCAAGGTGCCGTTATACAGGCGCTCGGTGCTGAGGTCTTCTCCTTCGCTGGTGGTGATTTTTGCGCCGAGGCCGATCTTGGCTGCTTCGTTGCTGGTGATCGAAAAGCCGATCTGCGCGCCTGCTTTGAATGCGCCCTTGGTGTAGGAGAGAATCTCCGAAAGGTCTTGCAGGTTGATCGCTGCGTTGTGCAGCCATGACGCGCCGCGTGGGTAGCCTGCCCGGCGGATGTGGCGAAAGTGGAGCATGTCCTGCGCTGGAACATCGGTGTACTTGCCATTCGCGCGGTCGGTAATAACGCGGTAGGATATGGGTGCGCCAAACTGATCAAGCAGCACGCCGTCGAATGAGCGGTCGGATGAGTCGGCGGTTGATCCGACTGCCTCGCCGCCGATGAAGCGGACGCGTGCGCCGCCGGTCTGGGTGGTGAGGAACTGCGCAAAGAAGTCACCATCGCAGGCGACTTGGCGGAGGATCAGCGATTGCGCGCCGTAGAAGTTGACCTGTGACGATGCGTCGAATGCCCATGCCTCAGCGCAGGCGCGATCCTCGAAAGCGCGCTCGGCAAGGCGGTTCCATTCGGCATTCGCGGTGCGGGCCTTCGGGACGATGCCGGTGCCGACGGCACGCTGGGCAAGGTGTTCGATGAGGTAGGCGGCGACGCCGACATTATTGTAAAGCCAGCGGGCTTTCTTGAGTAGCTCGAGGCGAGTCTGCGCGGGGAGCTCGCGGCGGGGTTCGACGGTGTTGAGGATGACGAGACCGCGGTTAATTGAATGCTCGGCTGCTTCAAAGGCAGCTGCCTTGGGCGTGGCGTTTTTCTTCGGGCGTCCGGCTCCGGCGCGCTTGCCGCCACGATTTGATTTTTTGATTTCGCTCACGATTGATTTCGGGGTGTCAAAATCAAAGCGGTGACGAGTAGCGCGAGCGGTCGATGATCGCGGCAAGCTGACGCTCGCGGCCTCCGTCGGTGAGTAGTTCTTCGATCGCTTGGAGTAGTAGCCACTTGGGGAAACTCACCTGCCCGGACGAGCTTGAGCCCTCGGTGCCGATGCTGGTGATGACGACTTCCTCGGTGGCGCTGGAAAAAACAGTGTCGGCCAAGGCCTCGAGCTCTTCGTTGGTCTTGGTCCGGCGGAGGTAGCACTTTACGCCGCTGATTTTCATGGATTCGCTCACGCCGACGGGCGGGTGTCAAAATGGCGGGCTTGGAGGTTAGTTGGAAAAAGAGATGATTTCTTCCGCCACATTTTCCATTTTTGGCGGAACTTTTGGAAAATGGGTTTGGACCTCCTTATTTCCACCCTTGTTTTCTAGGGTTTTGACCCCTCAAAAAAACTTCATCTTTCTTTGATTTCCCTGTTGACGGAATCAAAGTGCGGATTTAGTGTCTTCCCATGCAAGTCACCATCAGCGCCGAGGATCTGTTCTCAATCGTCGAGAGCATGAGGGCAGAGCTCAGCGCCCGTCCCGCGAAAGCGCCGGTCGTGTATCCTGCCGAGATCACCAAGCCGATGCTTGCCAGTCGCTGCGATGAACATGAGGAGTTGGCGTTTCCCGTGCTCGCCACGCCGAAGCTCGACGGCATCCGCTGCTTGAAGGTTGGCGGTCGCGCTCTGACCCGTTCATTCCTCCCTATTCCCAATCGCTTTGTGCGCGAATGGATCGAGGCCAATCTGCCTGATGGCGTGGACGGCGAGTTGATGCTGCGCGGCGGCACATTCAGCGAGACGACCAGCGCGATCGGTTCCAGCGATGGCGAGCCCGATTTCGTTTTCCATGTCTTCGACTATGTGCAGACCTCGACCGGCACGCCGTACAGCGAGCGCATCAAGGCGCTGGCGGCGCTTCCAGATTCCGATCGGGTCGTGAAGGTGCTGCCTGTGGAAGTCCAAGGCACCGACGATCTCGCTGCCTATGTACAGACCTGCTTGGCCGAAGGCTATGAGGGCGTGATGGTTCGCACGCCTGATTCACCTTACAAGTGCGGGCGCTCGACCGTGAAGCAAGGATACCTTCTCAAGATCAAGCGCTTTGAGGATGCCGAGGCGGTGGTGGTCTCCACTTACGAAGGCATGACCAACCAAAACGCGGCAGTCCAAGACGCCTTTGGAAATACCAAGCGCGGACTTTCCAAGGCTGGCATGGTCGGACGCGGCGAGCTCGGTGGCTTCGTGGTTCGTAACCTCTCGACCGGCGTGAAGTTCCGGTTGGCGTACAATCACAACGCAGGCGGCATTGACCGCGTGAACCTGTGGGAAAACCGCGACAGCCTTGTCGGCAAGATCGTGAAGTTCAGCCATCAACCGAGCGGGGCAAAACAAGCTCCACGTTTTCCGGTGTTCATCGGATTCCGCGAGACCTGGGATATGAGCGCATGAAATCTATGAAAAAGAAAGAAACCAGAGGCGGCGCTCGCGAAGGTGCAGGACGACCGGCAGGAAAAACGCGCGTGACGATCGCGCTGTCGATCTCGCATGAGGCGAACGCAAAGCTTCGCAGCGTGGCCAAAAAAAAATCCGCCAGCATTTCCAGCGTGGCGGATGAGTTGTTTCGGGACTTGTAAGCGCTGCTTACCAGTTCAAGCGTTTTTCAAAATGTGCCATGCGATGTGGCAGAGTTTGAGTGCGTCCATGAAGTGATCGTCTCGGACATCTTTCCAAACATAGACTTGGCCGCTCGGAGTCTTGCGCGGGACGAGCTTTTGCCCGCTCAGTCCGGAGATAAACTCGGTGGTGACTTTCTTCGGGATCTTGAGCTCGGGCTTTTGGTCCTTGATCCGGTCGATGAAAAGCTCGGTCTTGATCGCGTGGTCAACATAGGTGTAGAGCACGACGCCGGGAAAGTTATCGATCGTAGTGCGGCTGATCCGCGTGCCGAAGGTGACATTCGCGCCTTTTGCCGGGTGGAAGAATCCGCCCGACTCTTGGCAGGTGGCATAGACGCGGAAGGTCGCAAAGCCGGAGTCGATCAGACCGCACTCGGGTTTCACGATACCGCCGCTCGGTGTAGCATAGGACCGCAGTGGTGGATCGCGGAGAAGGTCTTCGACTGATAGAGTGGTGCCGTAGTCGAGGACATAGGATGATCCATCGGCAGCGAAGGCGGTGGTGACCCAGTGCTGTTTCTCTTGCCCGACATCAGCGCAGGTGACGACATGTGCGGGTTCGTCGATCGGGCAGGTGCCGACTTCGTAGCTGCCGGCAAGGCCGAGGATCTTGGCATCGCCGATGCTGGTCTCGACCTGCTCCCACGGCAGGGCCATGGTGGAGTTCGTAAAATCTTGCAGGCCGTTGAGGGTTTCCGAGTCGCGGAGGAACTTGACCGCCAGCGCGCCGAAGGTGCAGGACCGCCATGGGGCGTAAAGTGAATTGAGGTGAAATGAGCGAAAGCCCTTTTGCGCGGATTCATTGGTGCATTGCCATTTCCCCTGCTGGATCATTTCCATTTTCTGCCCGTCGTTGATCGAGCCTTTGCAGTGCTGGCATTCGTAGCGCGCGGATTCTTCGACCTGCGACATGTTCCACTTGCCGTCGGCCTTAGCCTCGCGGTCCCACTTCACTTGCTCCCAGAGTAGCTCGATGCGTTCCGCGCAATGCGGGCATGGCAGCATGAATTTTTCCTGCGTGCCTTTGAGGTATTCCTTCCAGATCGGTCCCTCGGGCGTGGTCGGTGTCGAGGTCTTGACGCGGAGGGCGCCGACGAAACTCTTCGTTCGGTTTTCGGCAAGGTGCAGCGCGCTGGTTTCCTTGTCGGTCTCGGTGGCGAACTTGTCGACCTCATCGAGCAAGAGCAGACCGGCGGGGCGGCTGGCAAGGTTGGCCGGTGAGTTGGACCCGACGAAGACAAGCGAGGATCGGCTGAAGTGTTGCTCGAGGGTTTTGAACCGGTGGCGATCGGCAGGCTTTTGAGCTGAGAGGGTGGCGCTGTCATCGAACAGCGGCATCCATCGCGTTTCGGAAAATGATCGGGCAAGGCCTTCTGTCGGCATGACCCACACCATCGGCTGCGGCTTGTTGCAAATCCGCCACGCGGTCCCTGCTTGGATCATGGTGGTCTTGCCGGTTTGCGTTCCAAAGACGAGCACGACATCCGTCACATCGATGTCACCGAAGCACTCGAGCGGCTCGCGCAGGTAAGGCGTCATCGAGACGGAAAAAGCGCCAGGCATTTGCGTCTGACGCTCGGAGAGAATCACTTCGTCACTGCACCAATCCACCACCGACCGGCGATCGATCGGCGCATAGATCGAGCGGATGTGCTCGCGCAGGGCTTCGGCGGCGGGAGTCATGGTTTCGATGCCTTCATCTCATCGAATTTCTTGCCGCTGACTTCGTGGGTCGCCTGCTTGCCAGTGAAGTCCTGCCAGCGTTTGACGATCACATCGCAGTATTTGGGATCGAGTTCCATAAGGCGAGCAGCGCGGCCCGTCTTTTGGCAGGCGATGAGCGTCGAGCCGCTACCGCCGAACAGGTCAACGACGGTTTTGCAGTCCTTGCCCCACTGCTCAAAGAACCACAGCACCAACTCGACCGGCTTTTGCGTCGGGTGCACGCGGGTCTTGGTGTCGTCCTTCTGCATCCCGTGATGCCCAGACCACAGGATGCGAGCGATTAGGCGCTTGTGCTTTTTCTTCGACCAGCAAAGCTCGAAGGTGTTGCCCGACACCTTGTCCATGTTCTCGTTCGTGCGCTTATCCCATACCACCCACGAGCCGTCTTTGCGGTTGGGGATCAACTCGCTGAAATAGTCTGCACCCCAAATGAACACCTCGTCGGCGTCCGGGAAGGCGGTGAAGATCGTGCTGATCAACTCGGGCGCAAAGTCATCATGGTCACCGGCCACCTCGTCGAACCGCTTGCCCGTTTTGCGGTGCGACTTGTCGGCTGCGAACATGGCGTCGTAGTCGGTGTCGAGGAACATCCCATAAGGCGGATCGGTGAACACCATATCAGCTTTGCCACCATCCATCAACTTCTCCACCGCATCGATACTCGTCGAGTCGCCACACATCAGCCTGTGATTACCTAGCACCCAAACATCTCCCAGCACGGTCACAGGATCGACCGGCGGCTCGGGTACTTCATCCGGGTCGGTGTTTCCTGTCACTTCTTCCATTTCCATCTCAGCGAGGTCTATCGCACCAAATCCAATCGCATCGAGGTCGACATCAAGATCGCCAAGCTCCGCCAGTTCGAGCTTCAGCATTTCCTCATCCCATCCGCCACCGATCTCCGCGAGGCGGTTGTCGGCGAGGATGTAGGCGCGGCGCTGGGTGTCGCTTAAGTGACCGAGGCGGATGCATGGGACGGTGTCGAGAGAGAGCGATTGCGCTGCCATCACGCGGCCATGACCGGCGATGATGCCGTTGTCCTTGTCGATCAAGACGGGGTTGTTGAATCCAAACTCGCGGATTGAACCGGCGAGCTTGGAGACCTGCGCGGCGTCGTGCTTCTTGGCATTCCGCGCGTAGGGGATAAGGTCAGAGGTTTTGAGGTTTTCAATTTTCATATGCTTTGCCTGATGAGCGTGGTGAGATTGTCGATCCATTCAGCGAGCGCGTTTTCAATCGCTTTCTGGGGTTGGCCGTAGAGCCGAGGGGCGAGCGTCTTGGCTGCGATTTCGAGGGTTTGCTTCACCGCCACATGCGGTCGACCGGCGATCTCCTTGGCCTCGTCGAAGTAGAGCAGAATCCCCTCAGCGCGTTGCCATTCCTTGAAGTCGCGCTCAGCTTTGTGGCGGTTGTTCCTGGCGGCGATGTAGATCGAGTTGGCCTTTCGAATGT